CCCAAGTATAAGAAGCCGCGCGCGCCGCGTCAATCCTATTGACACAGATTCATGATGCGCTATAATGCCTCCTTGTTGTGCGGGGTAGAGCAGTGGCAGCTCGTCGGGCTCATAACCCGGAGGTCGCAGGTTCGAATCCTGCCCCCGCGACTCTTTGAAAGTCCCGAGAAATCGGGATTTTCTTTTTATACCGTAGCTTATACAGTAGCGTGTAAGTTTTTCTTAATCTACTTCTTCTTGCGTGCGGGGAACTTGAATAACGGGTGCTGGGAACGCTCTCTAGCAGTGATTTCCATCTCACAGTCGTGATCAGTATTCCAATAGGGTTCGCCTCTCTCGGTCTTTTCCCGCCTCGCTTTCATAACCTCTCTAAATGATTTATCTGTGCCGTCGTAGTTATCGAAGGCTTGTTGCATGTCCCCGTGTACTACGAAGTGTTTTTTTTGGTCTATGTATCTTTCCCCCATCTTCGGTTAGTTTCTAATTCTATTACTTGGACATCTCCCCACGTGTTGACAAGAAAATAAAGTTATCAGGTTCTCCGGCTCGTTTTTACCTCCAGCACCTACAGGCAAGACATGGTGCACTTCAAGGTGTGGACAAGGTCTGTTATCGTAGGGACAATTTTCGTTTGTGTGGAAGCCTTTTTCTTCGGAGTAGTTGCGGAGTTGGGAGTGGAAGTCGTCACGCTGGAGGATCGAAAGTCTTTCTTGTTTGGTAAGTCTTATTCTATTCCCCTCCATGTTCGATGGGGTCGTCCCTCTTTAAAATATCATACCAGTGGGTGTCGTCAAGTAGCGATTGATAATCTTCGTCGTCATAGTCGGGAGTTTTTACATATCTTTCGACTAGCTTACTCATATAGAAGGCTTCGACTGCGGTTCTTTCTGGTGGGGTGGCATAGTAAATGTAACCTTCAACAGGAAATGGCGGTGCATCTTTAATTGGAATATCTTTGGGAATAAATCTTGAAGCATCCCTTCGGGGAGCACAGTGTTCGAAACAAGCTCTGGTGCCGGCGTTCTCACAGATGTTCCTACAGTGTGATGGTGGTATAACCCTTTCTACCATTGAGATATTATAAACCTTGAAAGCAAGTTTTGCCTTTCTAGATACAGTCCCCCCAACTTACTAATGTAAGTGTTACTGTCATTTCTAAGCGGTCTGATTTCTCCTACGGTCAACGTTCCAGGTCTGGCTTTACACTCGCGCAGGCTTATGTCCTAGGTGCTATCGACTTGCACGATAGCCTTCCAGTACGGTTATCCCTTTCGGGAAGCTTCTGGTAAACCCTTGGTCTGATGGTCCATCAGCCAAGCTCTACAACTTATAAAATGACTTATGAATGTGCTTGTCCTTATCGTTAGGTTTGGACAAATAAAAATCCACACTACAAGGTCTCCATGTTCTTAATCTCGTTTAGTGACTTGTTTGGTACATAGAAGAGTGTGACGTGGTTAACTCTCTCTTTCGCTGCTAACCCTTCTTTGACAAGGTTATTTAGATAGGGTCTTACAGTCCCGCCAGTGTAACCTGTTGCCAGTTCTACCTCGTTTGCTGTCGATCCTTCAATCAGTTCCCATTTTCCAAGCACGTTTGCTGCTTTCTTTCCCAATAGATAAGTAAGGATTCTTGCCTTTATGGATAGATCGTTAGGTCGAAGATGAACTTCACCGCTTGGTCTATCTATTCGCACATAAGGCTCAATCAGCTCCTCCAAAAGCTGTTCGTCTAGTTCCACTTCGTCGAATATTAAATCTGTTAGTGCCATATAGTTAATCTCGCCTCAGGGGATTAGTAACTTGCCCAGAACTAACCCCCAGAACCGGTATTAAGCCATTAAAAAACCCATCCGCTGATTAGACCAGATGGGTTTGCTAATATTCTAGTTGATCTAATCAGTACATTTCAAGTTACCACTCTGAAAAGACTATTTCAAGTGGCAACTTTGCCGTTATTCGTGCGTGTGCGGTATGAAACTTGTCTACCTTGCAGATAATCAACTACCTTCCCCAAATAGAAACCTGCGCATTTTTGTCTCTCAATAGCGTTCATTTCGTTGTTAAACTCTTGCACTGGAAACTGTGGTGCTTCAGCGAGTGTCATATCTTTAGGCTTGAAGAACGATGTGTCCCTACGAACTGCACAATGGGTAACACACTGTTCGTTCATGGCGTTCGTACAAATATCGCCACACCAAATTCGGGGGTAAGCTATTTTACGCTCCATCCTTCTTCACCCCCTTCCGTGTCTTCTCCTCTACCAATTCCCTTCTATCTATTACATCAAGAGCCTGTCTGATTTCAATAGCCCTACGGTCAAACAATTCTTCTTTGATCGTGTCGAGTTGACCTTCGGCTAGAGTAGACTGCGGTTTCTCTCGGGTCTTTTCGATAAATGCCACAAAGCCCTCCTTATCTCTTTCATTGAGATACCGCCTCATGGCCAGCTGCCGCCAACCTAAACGTTGCAACCAATTAGATTCCTTCAAGTACTGTCCTCGGTCTGGTTCCAACTGATCCATGCCCTTGTCGTTTTCCAACTTAATCTCAAGCGGATCGTAGGGAATTGTCTGCTGAGCAAACTTATACGCATCGCTGTGATTATCCAGTGCGAATGTTACCAAGTTGCCCATGTTCCAGATTTGTTCTTTAAGTAGTTCGTCCAGTTGCCAGAAAGCCTGAATTACAAAAATCGGACACAACCTGCGTGATCGGTAGTAAGCGGATATCTGTCCTATTTCCTCGGATAGACCCTTGAATTTGAATAACTGATACACCTCGTCAATCACTAGAAGTACAGGCTTGTTTCTCTTGTCATGGGGTATGCGTTTATTGATTAGAGCCTTTAGACTTGCGTATTCATCCCAGAACACAAATGCCTGAGCCTTCTTTTGGTTAGTCAACTCCGAGCCGTCAATAAAGTAGATAAGCCCTTTCCTTATAATCTCCTCGATGGTTACGCCTGGTCTGTAATAACCATACCTAGCCCTTAGGGGTTTGGTGTCAATCACTCCCAGTGCGCTAGTTAGTGCGAATGTCCTAGATTCCCTTCCAGCGGCTGATAATTGCTCCTTGAGAAGCGATTGCCTGAAATGCTTAGCCACTGTCGGAAGTTCACCCGCAACCTTCCTACATGCGATATCTAACTGACCACCCTCGAAAGTATCTTCAAGTAAGCTGTTGACCTCGGTGATCTGCCAACTCTCGCCGTACTCATTCTTTAAAGCTTGTACCAAGCGAAAGATATTAGGAGCGGTGTTTGTGATAGCCTTTGCCATTACAGGGGTTTGTTCAAGTAACTCGGTGTTAAGTTGCTCGATGATCATGGTTACTTTCTGGACCAACTCCTCATCACTTAACCCATACGAAGAATGAAATATCGGTTTAGGGAGTACCTTGGTAGGATGACCAGGCTTATCGTAAACAATCCTCTTACCTATCTTTTCATGGTCGTCCCGCCCCAATGACATCCATATTTCAAGGAACTCATTCGTCAAAGATCCTGAAGCATCTAAAACGATGACAGGTCTATCGGGTTTCTCTAGTGCATACTCGATCAAAATTCCTGCAAGCCATGTGGTCTTACCCGTACCGGGATTACCAGTCACGAGTGTCCCTCGTGTAAGTGAATCAAAATACAGACCATCGTAGTCACTCTCTTTGACATCTGGAAAGTCGGGCAGGCTAGATATCTTTCTGCCAAATAGGAAGTTGAGTGTTTTAAAGTCAAGCATAGAGATTCACCTTTTCCCCTCTCCAGATATAAATCTGACGTGATAACTGCTCCCCATAAGGAACTGAGTAAAACTGTCTCGCATCTGTGAAGTAGAAATTGTTAAAATCATGCTGCGCGGCAAACTTCTCTACTTCCCACTCTGGAGCATCTATCACCCACACTACATATGGCTCTGCCGAAAACTCCTCTCTAAACTTGCTTAGATTTTCTTTGTATAACTGGAGCCTCTTTTCAATGAGCTTTTTTCTTCTGAAGTTATCGGGAGTTGAATACTCAAACAGCAGTACGACTGCGTCACCACCGTTATACCGAACAGCAAACTCTGGAACTGGATTGAATCTCCTCGCCCTGAAGTCCCTCTCGCTAACGTATTCCCCAACCTTTGAAAGATGAAACCGAACGAGTGCATCCGTACACATTAGCCCATGAATAAGGCGATAATCACTACCTCGTTGACCAGGTAAGGCATAAATAAATCTTCCCTGATATCTCTTGCGTTTTAGAAGTCTCTTCCGGGTCAACACGGGCAAGTTATACTCCACCCCTTTGAGTCGCAAATCCCGCCCCTTTATGACTCGCACGAAGTGACCTCTCTCAGCCCAATGAAAAAGGTACGCCCACTCCAAAATAATATCTTGGTTAAGTGTATTCATGTCTCTCCAGAGTAATACTGGTGGAGAGGACACCTCCCTCCCCACCATCTTATCACTTCAAATCAACAAACTAAGTATCCTAGGCACGAGCCACACCGTGGCGTAAGCTAGAATGATCCAACCCACCAGTACACAGACATAAGCTAGTAGACCGAATATCGATCGCAGTTCCGCTTCGTAGAGGGAAAGCCCCTCACGTTCAGTAACACACCTTCGAGTCCACTCAACTGCTACTGCTTCGCACTCTTCACTGACCCCTTTACTAAAGAACTTGATACACATCGAACTACTCACAAGCATGACCCAGATCAATCTTGCGATGTAGGGTGTAGCCAGTCGAGTAATCGTCGTGATTCGTTGTATTGTTCGCCACATCACAACCACTCCGCTATTGATATCCATCGGCCGTCTACGACTACAATCAACTTCGGGTCTGTGAGCATTGCCTCAAATACTAATACCGTTGCAATGGCCATGACCGACAACCCGACACGCGCCACCTTCTTGGCAACCTCACCGAATGTCGCTGGCTTAGTAAGATCATCAGCAATAATGATCTGCTGGATAGGGAAGTTGGACCCCACCATCTCTAACCTTCGGTGCGCTTCGTTGGGGATGTGAAACCCTTGGGGCAATTCGTCGATAGGGTAGTAGACATACCTCTCATCGCGCTCTGTCTCTGTGAGAATCCCCTTGCGCTCCAACACCTTGAAGGTCATTCCGCATTGTTGTCCGAACTCCATTACTGACTGAACCGTGTCCACTCTCTGAATCACTAACGTTTGCATTTGCCATTCTCCTTGAATGAATTTAAAATCTGCTCCAGCAGTTAGTGTCAGCGTAGATCGTTAAGTTCATTAAGCAATTAAGATTTTCGGGCTGTTTTGTGTCTCAGGAGGGGTCATGGACGCAAGCGACATTAAATCCCGCGTAAGTCTCCTTAATCCAGACCAATTAGCGGTTGCCAAGCTCCTCTGCCAACACCCAGAGTACAAGGACAGTGATATTGCTGATGATCTACCCTTCAGCGAAAGCACATCAAGAAACTTAAGGCGTGAGGTAATAGCCACACTCAAGCCCTTCACCCTTCAAGAATCCTGCCCCTACATACTTGGTGTTGCCGACGAAGAAACAGACCGATCTATTAGAAGGCTGTTTGGCACTCCTCCCCAAACACCACCAACTGAAATCAAAGACGAACCCAGGCGTAGAAGCCCCATACTTTTGATCCTCGGCGGTCTAGTCGGACTTGTCGTCCTATACTGGTTACTGGATGCCGTACTACCAATCACAGTGACTAACGAAATAGAGGTAACAAGAATAGCCGAGGTGACAGCACCTCCCGTAAGGGAAACTGTTCTTGTAACATCCCCCCCTGAACTTCAGACGGTACAGGTTACATCTTTAGCAACTGTGTTAGTTCCTACGGTGATTATCGAAACTGCGTTAGCTACTGTAGAGGTTCCTGTGCTTGTCGAAGTAACACCCGCTCCGACTGCGACACCTACCCCGATTGCTCAAAGCGAGTACATAGAGGATTTTGACGATCTAAGTATCGACCCTGCATTTAGAGTTGTGGGCGATCCGCAATTTGCCCAAGGCAGAATGAATGCTGGACCTAATGTGACGATCTCAATCGGGGATGAATCGTGGAAAAACTACTCGTTGAGTTTTGATGCTGACACCTTGGGTTCTGGACAATTTATCCAAATGACAGTACGCGACAGAGGTACTTCAAAGCTTCGTTTTCTTCAAAATAGCCCCTACTGGTGGACTGGTGACTGGCAGTATATGAACCAAAGCGGGGAATTTGTATCTCTCATCGATAGCAATAATCCCTGGCGGTCAAGGGTTGAGATTCTGGTCGAAGATGACCGCGTGATTCACACCCACACAGAAAAGACCGTTACAATCGCAAACACCTATTCAGACTCAGGTGGAATTACAATCACGATTGGTAACATGTGGCTCGATAACCTAGTCATCACACGCTTAGATTAGTGCCTGTGGCTTTGTAGAATCAATTTTAAGCCCTCTGTCCCCTTGAAGTGGATAGATTACCCCCTACACGCACACCCTTACTATCGTAGATGTCTTTGTAATATTCGTTTCCATTAAAGGGTCTGACCGCGATTTCTACTAAATACTTTGCCTTGGGATCTCTTTCGGTCTCTTTCCCAAGCAGTCTGTTTCGTTGACCTTTGTCTAGTGCTACTTCTTTCATTTCTTTGGACTGACACGTTTTTTGATGTTTAAATCTTCCACAGCGTCTCTAAATATTCCACCCTCTAATCGCTTATCCATTTCGTCGTGCAATACTTGCACGTTGGCCTTCCATTCGACTGAAGATGTCTCTCCTTCTTCCTGTGCTTTTGCTCCGTCAAACCATCTAGCTGGATTCTTTGCCTGGGCGATTCTGTCCGCAAGACCAAACAACTCGTTAAAGTCTTTGTCTGTCTTTCCCACTCTGCGTTCATTTCTGCCCATATTTTCGATCTAACTTGCAACCATTTGCTATAATTGTTTATAGACGAGGATAGTTGGCTGGAACCGGCTTTAAACCTCGTCTATTTTAATTACTTCACTTTCTTGTTTGGGACTGCCCACACGACAACCGAAGTTGCCAACAAAGTTACAGCGTCTGTAACAGTCATGTCTTCAGTTACTCCAAACTTTGCAAGCACCCCAAGGACGACTGCTACCAATAACGGCATTACAGCTTTGTTATACGGTGCTACTGCTTTTAAAACTTTACTCATTCTTATCACTTCCTTTCAGCCACTCCTTCTTCAATTTCTTTTCTAACTTTCGAACCTTCAGCGCCTGTTTTTCTTCAACCTTCGGATCGTCTGTTCGTTCTGCGATGAACCTCGCCTCTCTGATCCTCATCATCAGATCTAACTTTGGATCGATTGGCACTATCCTCTCTGTCATTCCTCCTTGGGTTTCCAATCAGCATCATCCATACCCAGTTTGCTTTTAAGAGGTCTTAGCGTGCGCCCAAGAGCTTCTGCGATGATCTCAGTGGTGGTATACCTATCAAGTTGTTTGCGTTTAGTAAGCCTTTCGTATTCGTCTTTGGAGATGATGATTTTTGTCTCGGGGTCAATGGCTACCTTAAGGTTCTCCACCTCTTTCGCAAGATTGGATATTTCAGTGTCGCGTGCAGACACCAGCTCCTTGAGTTCGCGGATTTCCTTTTCAAGTCGCTCTCTATTTTGGATAGACGTTGAAAGCTCTGCCTCGTATCGAGCCGCCTCTCCCTCAGCAAAAGCAACTTTCTTCTCAAGGTCGGCAATACGGCTTTCCTGTTCATCGTACTTCTTTGCTTTATCAAAAAACTCTTGGACTTTTGACCGCACCTCTCCCTCGGGTTTCTTTATATCAACCCCTCGTTCGATGTACATCTGTGTCAACCAGTCCATATTGTTTAGTTCTTTCTTTTTCGGTCTCAGCCACCCAAGGACACCCGTAAAATTGTGGGAGTGAAGATGGCTCTTTGAACCAGTGGGATAGTTTTGCCCAAAAGCACGGAAACTTCTGCTATCACCTTCATTAAATACCGCTACGTGTCCAAAAGGTCCAATTCTGTCTCCCCAGATAACGATGTCTCCCTTTTCGGGTACACCGCTTGGCGTGTTTTCAATCCTGTCGTAATAGTCTTTTAGGTAAGTGTTCCAGATGTCCTTTGCTCCTGTTACCGCTGGACTCTGTGGAAATCCCAACACCTCTTTGACATACTGCCTGTAAAGGTCTACACACTGGTCGCCAAAATGACCATCATAATCAATTCCTTTGCCGTCGTACTTCTTGATGAACTCATCAAATGTCATAAACTTTGTAATGCTATCATGGCGCTACTTCGGGTTGTCAACCACGTCAGACGTGGTCAATGCACCACCGTTAGTTGAATCAATGCACCGAGTACCGCCATTAAGATAGCCCCCACCATTCCATAGACGATCCTCTGGGTAGGCTTAAATTCTTCTTTAGTCACGTACGTGTCATCGATCTTGGTAACTAGATCGTGAATACTCGTCTTAATCTCCTCTATATCCCTCTGGATGTTTTTGATTTGTTCACTCATAACATTGAGTTTGATTTCATTTTTTTGTCCCCTTGTTTGTGTCATATTTTTTCTTTAGCGTGTTGACCTCCTCTTTGAGCGCGAATAATCCTTTCGCAATCTCTGTAAGGTTTTTGATACCCAAGCTGTCAAGCCTTTCAGAAAGTTCGTCATAGTCGATACGCCATGCTTTACGTTCTGCGCGTATGTATCTTTCAAGCTCGATGATCTTTTGTTCGATTTCTTCATGTGTCATCCTATTGTTACTCCACCCGAAAAGAATAGAGGATTGCCGCCTTCTGGTATGGTAAACGGCACATCTGCTGAGTAACTTGGTGAATTGGCAAGAGTTAGATCGTTGTTGTTGGATGTTTCGTCTAGAGCGCTGTTATTAAATCTCCAGTATCCTTTTAGATTGGCTTCGTTTCCAACTAGATGTGTATTGTAGTTGGCTAATATTTCCCCTGAAGTTCGTATGTCATCCCACACCCTTACTTCGTCAATGAGTCCGTCAAAGAAACTAGTGCTAGGATCATTTCTTGCGCCCACCAGAAACGGTGCACCACTGTTGTACATTGATGTTTTTGAACCGCTTTGCTGTGTCCCCTGTTGACTTCCATTAAGATAAAAATCAACCGTACCAGCAGAAGCGTCATAAGCCATCGCGAGGTGATACCATGTCGCTGTTGAAGGAGTCCATGTTACAAATTTATTGGCGATGTCGCCTCCACCTCCACCGGTACTGGAGTTGTAAAATGCAATGTAGTAAGTGCCCGCAGCCTCTTGAGTATAAAAGAACCACGATCTGTCATTACTGCCGTTATCATCCCACTTGCTTGCAACCACCATTTCACCACCAGAGGGCAAGCTTTCAAATTTGACCCACGCCTCAACCGTAAGATCTCCAGTGATATCAAGCCCTGTCTGGTCTGCGTCTGTGCGAAAAGCATATTGCGAACTTGATGCTTCTAAATCAAGACTGTGGGTATTTGCTGCCATGTTAGTCTGAATACTGTGCTTGTTTGTACCTTACTTGAAGTGCTATTAGTCTTGCGTCACCGCCCAGATCATCTTCACTCACATCACGAGTCAATTCAAGGTGTACAAGTTCCCCTGCCCCTGCACCCGTAAGCGTTACATCCCCACTCCATGCTGATATATGGATATCCCCATCGGCTATCCATGTGTCGCTCACCTCAACCGCTGTGCCGTTTGCTTGGTCGATTGCGTCATCATTTGCGAATGACCGCCCTGCAAGTTCAAACACTACAGTCTGTGATGAGCTTCCACTTGCGGTTGTCCAGATATATCTAAATTGGACAACTCCAGCGTCCCAAGAATCGGGCATTTGAAAGTTTGCATAGCAAGATTCATCTGAGGAAGTGTCAAAGTCGAGTACGTCGTAATCAATGTCATTTGTACCCGCCTCAACTGTGGTAGATGAAGCACATCCTGCTGTAGTTGTGGGCTTTAAGAACCCTGGCATTAAGGTTATGGTTCTGTTGGGATCGGCTGAATTGACTTGAATATTTGAATCGGCATTTGGTAGATTAGCGTCCCCACCCGACACTGGAATTGCTTTGTCGTTGTCGATTGCTCCCGTTGTTTGGTCTAGTACGTTAATTAGAGAGTCAACCAAGTCGTTCCACATTCCTTGAGTTAGTACACCTTTGACTGAAGCGCCTGAATTGTGGGCTTCTGCCGATCCCCCCTCAAGTCCCCTATTGGCGAGTGGGATGGTTAACGATCCCCCCGACACTCCCGTAGAATAGGCAAGTTCTTCACCTGCTTGACCTTCGTCAACAAGAACCATACCTGCTCCGCTTTTGGCTTGAAAGTTCGTATCGCTTGTTAGGGGTAGTGATGTGTCACTATCGGTAATAGACGCACTAGAGGTAGTGCTTGCTGAGTTACCAATTGCGTATTTAAGTTTTGGTGCTGCCATAAATAAAAAAACTCCCTCTCGGGAGCTTGCTGTCTTTTACAGATTAGCTAATTTGATAATAGGTACTTCTGACCAAAAGTCAATTGCTGGCAATTTAATTGATACTTGGTGCTGTGATCTTTACCGACTCTTGACCGAGTAATTTTAGTTTCGGTCTTGAGCTCGTTCTTGATTTTGCCTTTGGTGGATTGAAGGGTACATACTTTGCTTTCTTGGCTCCTCCAGATTTCTTTGTCCTTTTACTAACTTGATCCTTAAATGCTTCAAGTGTGTTGTACCACTTGGATGCTTCTTCTGCGGACATATAGCCTAGTTTATACAAGTCCATTACGTCACCCTGTTTCTTTGTAAGAGTGCTCTTGTAATCTTTTAGTAGTTCCTTGTCGATTGTTTCGTTCCCCGACATCTTCGGTAACTTGAGGTCGCGCTGCAAAGGAATTGATTTAACTTCGTCTGATTCTTCATCGTAGTAGAAGACCTTGCGCTTACTTGATCTGACTTGTCCATCACCACGCACTTGTTCTTTTACTTCATCATCGGCTGCGTTTTCTTCTCTTGTGGCAATGATTTTGCCGTAGGTATTTTTCCTTTCACTAGAACTAACCGACTTCACCAATTCAGATTGACTCTCTCCGAGTGGCTTTCTTTTCTTGTCGTAGTATTCCTGCATTTCGGGCAAGTTATACTCTCCAAATAATGCTCCTCTGACATAGTTGGTTGCAGTTTGATCTACTGGTGATCTTACTCTTCCTTTAGCCGTTTCCGATATTCCTTTACCGACTGTCTTTAGTCCTCCAATAGTCTTTTTAATTTGAGTTCCGGCCGGTATCGTCAGTCCCGCAAGTTTCCCCAGCTCACGTTTTGCATTGTCTTGTTTTTGCTCATCCTCGCTTAATAGACCTGGCGTAGCTGCTAAAGACTTCCCGACTTGTATAATGGGCGGTGTTGGCATTTTGCCTTCTGAGAAGTTTTGATAGAAGGGTATAAACTCCTTCCAGTCCATGCCGATTAGATTCCCTATACTGTAGAGTGCAGCAATAGAAGCTCCTGTATATCTGGCGAGTCCGGCTATGTCTTTATTTCTAACCATTCCACCCAAGAACTCTGCCTGCTTCAATCCAAATGATTGAAACTGGAACAACGTCTTTGTGATGTCGCCTGATAGAGCGACTGGCGTATCAACCTTCCCGAAAGTAAACTGTGTATCCCTGACGATCTTCTTGGCATACTCAATGGCTTCTTCTTCACTAACGCCTTTTGCGAGTGCTTTACGCTTTGCTCCGAAGTATGCCGATCCTCGGTTGATCTTTTCTGCCATATCAAAGAATGTCCACAACACCTCGTCAACCTTCTCGGCCGCCTTCTTAACTGCGTGGAAGTTTCTATCTTGTATGATGTTGTCGTCTAATACTCCTACACGATACAACTCGTCAAGATTCTTGTTTGCCATCTTCGATGCTAATTCGGTGTAACCCCATAAAGTATATTTCTCGCCAAGCTTTGCGTAAGTGTTGACTCCCTGTGTCAAATTTCTAACTGCCGATCCGACATTCAAACCAAGCGTGGCTCTGTAAATCCATCGCCTCCCTTTACCAGTTAGATATGCTGTCGGCCGTTGACCGAACTTATACCCCACTGGTGACGACTTGATAAAGTTGTCTAGTAAGTTGTCAACCGTAGATGGTCGCATATTGATCTTACTCGCAACATTCTGTATGTACTTCTGATTCTCAAGAGGAATATCTTTAGATGATTCCTGTAATCGCTTTAGTGCGGGATCGAAGTTGTATTTTCTAGTTGCTCTTTTAACGTAGGCTTCAAGAGCTTTCCATGTGTCCTCGACATACCCCAACTGTCCTAAACGTTTCTCAAGGAATGGATCATAAACTGAACCTGGTATGCGATTCTCAATGAGTTTCGCGACCTCGGGATCAAATTCTTTCTTGATAAAGTCTTGTTCAAAGATGTGTGTAATATAACTGGCTATACGTTTATCTTCGGGAAGTCCAAGTTTATCAGCCCATTGTTTCAAATATGTCTTTATTTCATTTGCAACCTTCAGCTCCTCGCCTTCAAGTTTGATGTCCTGTCCGTCGAGATACTTGAAGATCCTCTGACTCGCCCCTTCCTGTGGCACTCTCTTTGCCCACTCCGTTATTCTTGGTATTTCCTCCTTTAGACTCGCCTTGTATGCTTCGTCTGCTTTTCTTAGCAATTTAGCTTCATCGCCTAAACCAATCTTATTTAACACAGGCTCGGGTGTACGAATGTAATCAAACAGATGAACCTTGCTTGTTACGGGGATGTCTGAGCTTTTAACTACGTGCTCTACTGTATCTTTAATCTCTCTACTAATTGGTGGTGTCTTGGTGTCTAATCTCCTTAACGGCTTAGTTTGGAAACCGAAATTGGATAGTTTGTCTGGATTCTTGGCAGCAGTTAAGGCTTCTTCAAGGAATCTTGAGGTTGTCTTTATCCACAGATCGGGGTCTGTCGATGTCGCTTTTCTGAAAGCCTTGTTGTTTACTACATCCGGTATTACCAACTCTCCAACCTCTCTAAGATTCTGTATAAATCCTATTTGATTCTCTTGTGGCAATATTCTCCAGTTCTTGCTCGCTCCCACCAGCTCCTCGATCCGCTTCTCGTTATCAAGAGCTACTTTCATGCTTGATTTGGCAGACTTCCGGCTCGACGCAAACCCTGCTCCAAGAATGATTGGGAACTCTGCTATGTTAGCGATGTCTTTCAATCCACCTTTTGCTTGAAGCGCCTCACCCAGACCTGGCGTACTCTCAAGCGACGCACTCTTGATTGCTGCATCTGCGAGCTTCATAGGATCTCTCTCACCTTGTCCGTACTTCGTGAGTGCTCCCTTACTCGCGTTGTATGATCCAAACAGTAAGTCTGAAGGGTCGGGTATTGAACCCAATATGTCAAAGCCCAGTCTCCCAACGTTCAAGGCTCTGGATTGGTTTGGCGTGGTTTTGGTCCCTGCAAATTCAATTGGTTTGGGGTTAGTAATCCCACTTAACGCTTTGGGTATGTCTTTTAGTGATTCATAGTACGTATTTTGCAAATAATTCCCGAAGCGATTAGCACCATAATCAACCGCTTGAATGGACTTTTTCAGTGGTTTTATGTTCTGTACGACGGGACTCTTTTGAAGTGATTGCGTAAGTCGGGGAATATTGAAGACGAAGTCGTCTGCTTTTGATTGAGAGATTCTTTGTTTTGCCCCCTCAAACCCACCAGGTATCTTAGATTCCACGAACTGAGGTAATGCCCTAGCTTGTTCGACTACGTTAAGCCTAGAAAGCGTAGGTTGCAGTTTCTTTTTGTAGATTTCGATTAGGTTAAATGCCATATGACTAAGGAGCTTCTGCTAAGCCCGATAGTCAGAAGCCGATCCAAATAATGTTGATAACAGGTTTTTGTCCTTGTCTTCCGCGAGTGCGACTGATTGTGTTTGCATCTCTTGATCTGGATTGATCATCGTGCCTTGGATTGAATCCAAGTTGGCCGCTGGATCAGCATAATCCTGTAGACTGGCTGTACTTGATGCGAGATTTGTCTTAGCAGCGTCTATCCTCATCTGCCAATCTACTACCGATGATTTGATCTCTGCGATCCTTTGAGATAGTGCAGCATTTGCGCTTCTTATTGCATCGGCTCTTTGTCGGTCATTGAACCTCAAATCGGATTGAATCTTGTTTACCAAGTCTGTGTATTGCTGTTGTATTTGTGTAACCGCGTTTTTGTGTTCAGACATTTTGTTGTTGAAGAAATTGTCAAGGTCTTGCATTCGCATTCTGGTTGCTTCGACTATGTTGCCTCGTTGTTTGCCAAACTCAAGGTTTGCTTGTGATAGAAGTTCCCCACCCGCACTTGAATTTAAAATGCCCAATCCCCTAAGGATATTTCTATTCTTTCTTGTAACCGATTGAGCCGTGTCTGAAGCCTCGCCTATTTCTCTTTCTTTGGTTACATTTGCTCGTTCTCTTTGCGTACCGATCTCACCCTTCATGTTGTTCCAGACTTCCTCTAAGTATGATAGTGTGCTGTTCTTTTGTGCGTCTGCCGATGATTGCTGATTGATTAGATTCTCTCTGTTGTAGTCGTATTCGGACAGTGCAGCTTGAAGTTCAGCATCTCTTTCGTCTCTGGCGGCTTGTTCAAGGTTTTGTCCTACGTCACCCACTGACGTGTTTGCCCCGAGTACGTCCTGTGTACCACCGCCCCCCGTGTTCGTTGTGTTGTTGGTTTTAACTAGCGACTGAACTGCTTTGGGAGTTAAGAAGTTTTGGTTTTGTCCATAATCGACATGTCCAGCCAGTGTGTTAGATAAATCTGTTGATTTGCCACCAGAATAAAAACTAGATAGTTTTTCGGTTAATCCCAAGTCGGGCAACTTGAAACCGCCCAAACTCCATGATCCTGCGTGTGGTTTGTTTATTAGTCCCATTAAATAAAAAAGGCAGTCTCTCGACTGCCTGCTTAGCTTCTATAAGATCGGCTATATTTGCATATTAGACTTCTGAATACAAAAGTCAAGAGAGTATCCACAGTCCATAAAAATATGTAGAGAAGTTGGACAAGACGACAAGTGAAGTCAGAGCAATAAACAGCCCCAAAGAAAATCGTATTGTCCTTGACTCTTTGTATCGTCGCTCTATCAGACCGAAGATGATCGCCGAAAGAAAAATCACAAATATCGGATATCCATATCCCTTATCAAAAAGAGACCTCATGAGTGGATTGGCTTCCGTTAAATGGTCGCCCACGAGAGAAAAGTTGAGAATGGTGGATATGTAGTCCAACACCTTAATCACAATCCATGCGATTGTAAACTTCATGGCTTATTTTAACACTGAGGTCAAGCAATCAAGTCCTCGCTCCTTCGATACCTCTCGGGTCTCGGCTTTGCCAACAGTTCACTTGCAAGTAATGTAAAGGATGCCCCCGAACTTCCATTGTCAAATGTCTTTTGGAAGTTTCTACCCTCTAAGTTTAGATTCTTCTTGGTCTTTAAAATGATGTCATCAGACGTAGTCACCGATCCGCTTCCGTAAGAATCACCAAACAAGAAGTCTTTGAATGTGTAATGTTTAAAGTTGATAGTCGGGCTTACAGTTGATACGTTGGTCTGGTATTGTGTGCTTGTTCCATCTACAACAATGGCGAGGTTGATAGATCCTTGTGGCTCGCGTAGCACGACTGAAAAGTCTTTGAGCTTCTTGTAATTAGTTGACCCAGTCTTAAACGACTCGGCTCGTAGCTTGAATCTTCCTTGAATGGCTGTACCAAAGTCGTCGCTGCCGGATAGTATCTCTTTGACATAGCCTGAGTTGTCATCCCCATAAAGGAAGTGTGTCTCACCACCCGAATCGGTATACTTCGCCCAGCAGTTAGCTTGTATGTTTGTCCATTTAGTCCACGCCAATCTTTCACGATCATAGATTAAAGCTTCTGAGTTGTAAGTACCGCCGCTTGGTGTATAGGCGAATATCACAAGATTTGTATTACCAGTGGTAGCGTAGGTAGCCGAAATGTTGTCGAGTCTCGTTGGTTCTATGGCCTGAAACAAACTCCTTACCTTGGCTGATATTTCATTTGTCCTGAGGATGTCGAAAGCAAACCCCGCTTCGTGTCCGAGTGAAAATACACCTCTTCTTGAAGCGAAGAATATGTCATTCTCTACGGCGATTATTGATCGTGGCGCGATACATCCCACAGCTGGATTGACTTGCTCGATCTGTGGTAGTCCGCTTGTTGTGAAACTGAAACTGTAAATAGATTCGTCTTTAAAAACAATGAGGGAGTCCTTGAATACGATCATTCCAGTAATGACCTGACCATCGTTCTTTGCTACGTCTATAAATCCTCCTCCGCTTTCGATTGTGAAGTCATTTATTTTATCTCCACCACCTGAATAGAAGAGCCTTGATGGATTGTCGGGATCACCCGCGATAAACAGCGAATCTTTATATAGCGCACAATATTTACCCTTCTGACCTCCTGTTGAGTTGCCTTGCGGTGGCTGAAAAACCTCTTGAGGAGTGTCCAATCCTTTATCCACGTAAGTAACTGAAGAATTACCCTCCAAGTATTTCATGAAGTACCATCGTCCGTCTTTGCGGCCATAGACGTTGTAACCGACTGCTCCCGTAACAGCTCCCCAAAGTACAGTCATGTAAGTAGATTCGTCTAGTTCGTCTACGTTGGCTACTTCAGAGTCTGCGTCTGATGGTGTGGTTTCGCCCACATCTGTGACTGCCGTAACCTTGTAAGAAAACGTATACGTTCCTGTCGTGCCAGTTCTCGTAACAGAAGTGATTGTCGGTGCGCTTCGCTGTGTGAATGTGGTGATCGAAGTTCCATCGTAGTAGGTAAGATCATCTGTACCGTTACAAACATAGAGCCTGTCGTAACCCATGACCGCCTGTGTATCAAGACCTGTTGTGTAAGTTTTGCCCGAAATATTGTCCCAATTTGATGTACTGGTATTTAGTTTCTGTAATGCCGTTCCTGCGGTTCTTACTAGCTCCCTTGTGCCATCTGATTTGTAATAGGGATAGAGTCCCACGACCTTTGTGCCAGATGAATTACCGTAGTAAATCTGACCCTCCCTGGGACACTGTACCTTGCCATCTTCCACAATCTGTACATTGGTGGCTTCTGCTAGTTCGTTATTCTTTATTTGTGTTGGAGATACTAGGGTATTAAGACCTCTTATCCACGATTCGTTTCGCTCAATAAGTGGCTTTCGTTTTGTCTTGGGTACGTCATACTTCCTCATTTTAATAGTTGCCTATGCTTCTTGGTTTATCCGCGCTGACATAACTGCCCATAGCATAGTGCTGGTTGACGTGTGGTGTATTTTCCCATCCCATCTCCTCGTTGATGATTTGTTCGGCTAGTGCTTTCTCTTCCCTTCCCTCGTCGCGTTCATCCTCGGACATTAGTAACTCGCCGCAAGCATCACGCGCTAGAGCTTCTAGGTTCACACAATACACACTATCCGTTGTTGATGTTCTCTCGGGCGGCAGCCAAAAATAAGAATAGGTAATAGTCACTCCGCTTTCGGGCGCGGGATTGATATACATCTTCCACAGATCATTAACTGAGTCGTACCACTGATAAACCATACGAGAGGAGTTGTTTTCGTTATAGAGTTTTTTAAATTGGTGATAATCGACAACATCATACCGATTGCTCTCAAGTGTGCCGTCAACAAATACTTCACTAAGACCCTTGAGTCGTGCTGGATTGGTTGCAGATCCAAGCGTGTAACTGTTTACTCCGCTTCCTGTGGTTGTCTGATTGGGAAGTATAAATAATTGCCACAATAACCTGCGTGCTATTGATTGTTCACTTCTACTGACTGCTCGCACTCTTCTTGCGCTAGTGTCGGTAGTAGATTCACCACGATAGTCTGAAACCATCTCTAATATGTCTGCGACTGTTGCTTTGTATAAGGTCATAAATAAAAAAAGACGGGTTCTACCCCGCCTGCACTGCTTTAGTGATCGACTGATTCAAATTAACACTTTGCGATCAAAAGTCAATTGTCCATCAATAGGTATGAATTAGCGGCCGATGGGGAGTTGATTTACAATCCTGATCTGATTTTAAAATCCGGTCAGGTGCCAGATGAAGCAAGTTCTACCCAAACTGCCTCCACTACTCGATAGGAAAATTTATAAAACTGGACAGACCCGAGGGGCTGATGATGACGTTATCTACCAAAATCGTGTTGGTAGAAATTCAACCGTCTTAATACCTTACTACTTTTGGGGACAGCCTTCTCTTTTTCCCGATGATGGATTTGTAAACGGCTATATTGTCTTGATCAGTCCCAAGACATATTTCGATTCTCCGTCGAAACTGATTGAACAAAATCTTGTACTTGGACAAAATTGCATCGTCTTTTACGAAACCAGATCGGACTGGGAGTTATACAACCCCGAAAAACTTGGATGGATACCAGCACAAAGCAGAATAGCCCCACTGGGAGGGCATTATGTTGCCAGAATCCCAGCCACTACAGCAAGAGCACACGGTGAAAAAATCAACCGAGGATTTACATCCACCAGTGGCAAGGGCGCGGGTATCAGACTTTACGAATATGCAAGTACGTCAGTTATAGCTAGCTGTCGTCTACAATTGGAGGCGATTTTTTGGCTATGCTTCAATTCGGTCGAAACCGTTAGTAGTAACGGAATGAGCAGGGAGGCGGCAGAACATCGCAAAAAAACTATTCTCAATAACTGCCGGCAACTAAATCTGCTTGATATAGAGCAACTAACCCAAGCAAGAATTTTGAATAATCGGGGCAATACAGTTTGCCCTCTTTGTCTGGATGAATTATCGGGAACGGGATTTTTAAACAGACTAATTCAGGCAGAAGGCCGTGACGTGCCAGACCTTACGGTAACGGAAATAAATCTCTTTCATATAGAAGAATTGAGGTACGGAGTCTACAACCACAGGCCGTACAACTTGGGATGGGGCCATCATCATTGCAACGTGGTTACAAAAGATGATGGTGTGATAAACACACTTATCTGGATGAAGCGAGTGCTTGAACGAAACCGCGAATTGGGGTTTGAAAGTTAAAAAAGCCTCGTCTGATACTGTTCCAAGGTCATTGATTTTGAAACGTAGTTGTTGGGGAAAATGGTGTAATCTTTATCGCTTACAAACTCTAGTACTCTTGCGATCTTTTTGCACCACTTTTCCTCGATTTCTATTGAGACTGACCCCCTCCCCAATTTCATGGCCGCAATTGCAGTTGAACCAGAGCCAGCGAAGCAATCTAGCACAATATCATCGGGATAAGTTGTGGCTGCTATCGCGTGTTCTAATAGAGCTATTGGTTTTTCTGCCGGATGTTTCCCACTATAAGGTCGGATATTGGGAAACGTCCAGACATCAATGAACTCTTTGGTTTTATCTACATTGAAAGGGCGCACAACGTCTTGGTAGTCCGGCATCTCCATTCCGCTGACTTGCTTAATTGCCTTTCTTAATTTCTCGTATTGTTCTACGCTGGGGACATTTCTACCCGCCTCCCAGTTGGAAACGGCTCCTCCATGATTAACTTTTCCGTGCGCACCTATCATTTCAGTCAGGGATTTACAGGAAAGCCCCGACTTTTTTCTGTATTCCCTTATTAAGTTGCCGAAATATGACCTGTAAAGATTCCCATGTGTGGCTGGTTCAGTAAAGATGATCCTTTCTGAGTGGTCATACCACTGTCTTAGAGCATCCTTACTCATTTTCTGTTTCCAGCCGTCAAATCCTGGTTCGTTCGGTTTTGTCCAGACAATGTGAGAAAGGATATTAAAATCACCAGAAAATACACCCTCCAATCTTCCGGCCATTGAGGGGGAACAGAAACAGAACATCGAGCCGTTTGGCTTTAAAATTCTGATCCATTCTTTTGAGTACTGAGCCATCCATTCAAGGTAATGCTCGTCCTCTTTAAATGCTGTGTCGCCGTAAATATTTTTCTTGCCGGTTGTGTGATATGGCGGATCTGTGAGGATCAAAGAGACAGAATGGTCTGGAAATTTTTTAAGCACTTCCAGCGAATCGCCCTCATACAAGATACCTCTAGGTGTCACACAATAAGGCGCTTGATCAATATTCGCAATTAACTCATTTAGTTTTACTGGGGTGTCCAATCCTAATCAACCCTTGAAGTGTTTTTAGTACATATATTCTACCACTTATCTCGCAAACGGTATAAATCCACTCCCCAAGAAGTCTTTGATTACTGTAATTGATCCTGCTGTATAGGTGGCGTAGATGGATAATTTTTGCGTTTTGCTTCCAGACGCAACTAGCCAAGGGCTCTCTGGAGAAGCATATTTGAAAGAACCAGAGCTATATGCTTCACTATAACCTGCCCTAGCAGTTACGGTGTCGTAGTCTAATGTTATAGACTCGCCATCGGCAATCTCTGATGAATTTGTTTCGGCATTTAAAATATAATCAACTGCACTTATTGATTCTCCACCAGCAGTAAAATCTGTAAATGCGGCTTTGGCAAATGTGGTATTTGCCACTTCGACAACAGCAACCTGCCCGTGATTTCCCGAACCTCCACTGTCTTTTGTATTCAAAAATACTTTAATATCTCTACTCGCAGTAGAATTAAATACACCCGATATTTTATCTAATGTTCCAACCGCTCCTGCATAAATATCACCAAGTCTTGATTCAGTCCAAGTTTCAAACATATCGTTTCTGCCTGCAATTCCTGCACTTGAGCCCCCATTTGTCGTATACCCAAACGTAGGATCAACCACCACTGGGTAGACAGCATTGTCCAAGAACTTTTGATCTACAGTTACGGTTAGAATCCCCGCTTCTACATCAACATTCAAATCTGCGTAAATACCATCCCCGTTAGCGTCATAAGCGAATGGTCTGTAGATGTGGAAGGCTTTACCAGCCTTGTATTCCATTCCATCGGCTCGGTTCATTCCACCCTTAGTCTTGTGATAAACAGCGTAAGAACCAGCCACATCATCGGGTCTTGAACCGCCCTCGTCTATTTCCTTTTGTGTAAGTTCGGGTTGGTAGAAGAAGTCCAGTCCTTTGGTTTGGAGCGTGAACTCGAACTTGTTTGTGTCGGGTTTTTCTTTTAGGAGTAGCTCTATCTCAAGTCCGCCATCTTCCAACCCCTCTTTGGGATCAAGGTCGTAAGCACGAAACTCGGTCTTTGGTTTGACATACTTGATTACTTTGCCCTCAGTCCTTATCTGAGCTTCGCCTAGCTCTGTGTCTACATATCTGAATGAAGCGTTAACTTCGTTGTCCCACCGCATCACCTTTACTTGAGGTAAAAAACTGTCTGGAGTTTTGGAGTCACCGATTTCTACTTCGATTCTGTCCTTGGGGTTCGACTTCTTTTCCTGAATAAAAGTGTTATCCCGCTTTTCGTAGTTCTGCGAGATTGTGTTTGAAACTCTGTTTGGTATCTTTGCCACTATTCAAATTAAATTTCATATCCTACACAAGTGACAATTTGTTTACATTTCGAAATAAATTGTTCGTGTGTCAGATTCCACTTCATGTGATTGCAAACCCCACAACACGGTTGCATGTTCCCATCAATATATCCTTTTGAGTTGTCTATTCTGTCAATTCCTGTTGCCGAACCCCCACAGTAAATACATTCACTTTTAAGAAACTCATCCATTTGTTTTAGTGTTACTTCAAAAACCATATTCTTTTTCTTTGCGTTCGCCCTATAAGTTCGTAACTTCAATTTAACGGGATCTGAGCCCTTGCCTGTACCCTTATTCCAAGATGGCTGACCTTTGTAAAATCTTCCCTTTTCAGAAAATGGTTTATGTCCCTTCTGAAACCCCTCATTTAATTGATGCCTCCTTCCCCTCTGAGCCTTACTGATCGCATCTTTCACATGTTGAGGTCTGGGCTTACTAACAGCCTTGTACCAGTTCTCAGACCTCTGGACTTTACTTGACATAAGATATGATAACAAATCTCATATCCCGCTGTCAAATCCTCATACTTCATAGCCGACCACGGTGCAATATACATTTCCCGCCGTGGTAGTTATGGTTAGGTCGGCTGCGTCTTCGCCTGACGCCATTGGGTATCTCTCTGTGAAACTTAGAACTACACCAGAATTGGCTGCAATTTCACCCTTCCATACAGGATCATCTCCACCTGCTTTATCATCTTCGAGGGTTACCGTAGCTGCTGCTGAAACATTGATATACATCGTTACTACGTGCCATCTCTTACCTACTGCTGGACTCCAGATGATTCCATCTGTGGCTGCTCCCGCACTTGTGTAGTATTTGCGTGCATAGTTGGTGTGATCAGTTATGTCTCTGTCTGGCGGGGAGACGTTGACAGTCCCTCCAGCAACATCTACTTCAAGAGAAGTTGAGCCGGTAGCAACAATCAATCCACCTTCTGCGGTTAGCGAAAGAGGTGCAACATCCCCATCAGTAACAGTATTCCCTCCAGAGTTATATACCCCACCAACCAATAAATGCTTACTTGTATTGTCTGTCCAGTCTGCATCATCTGCGTAAACCGCATCATCAAGGAGTTCAACTGCCGTCTTAATTGCCCCTGAATTAGTCTCGGTTATTGCACCGCTTGTTACAGTTACATCGTTATTGGCTCCAAGATCAACCGTTAAAGATCCGTCTACAGTTATTGAATTACCGCCGTCTTGGATATTTACTGCGGCTGCGCCACCCGCATTGTTGATCGTTACGTCACCGATATCAGTACCAGTAACCAGTTTGGCATTGATAGTGTCCAAAACAGCGTCAATAGTGTCTAAGACAGCATTATCTGTTGCAGAAAGTTCGGCGGTTACAGTTCCGTCTACAGTCAAAGATCCACCTGCGTCTGATATTGGAAGAGGTGCAGAATTGCTTACAACACTAACCGCACTTGTCCCCGTGTTACTTTCAAACATCAAAGCAGTACCCGTAATAGAAGCATCAGTGTCACCTTCGGTATATTGTGTGCCACCACCAAAACTCGTGATCTGGTCTCCGTTACCGTCTACGATTGCAACTGCTGCGGGGTTTGAATTAGTAAGATCGAGCTGGTCTACCACCCCCACATCTCCATGGACTGTTACGGTGTCCGATGCTGAGGATAAATCACGTATGTCAAGATTTGTGGCCTGAACTGTAGTTGTAGGCATAGTTAAAACGTCAACCTGCATTTCGGTTCCGCTTATGGCGTTATCGATGATCTCTACAGCCGTCTTAATGGATGATGCTGTCGTTTCCAGTGCGAGTGCTGAAGTGTTTAAGTTGGTGCCAGCGTTAGCGGTTACTGTTGAAACTGGTGTAAGCGTGGTCATTTGTGCTGCCGTTAATACGACTGGCACTGAAGCTGCTGCTAAAGCCTGACCAAGTGCGGGGGTCTTGGTGTCTATCGAGCCGAGAGAGGTTTCAATACCGTCTACATGACCGATAACAGTTGTAAGGTCTGCGTCTATGTTGTCGAGTACGGCATTGTCAGTTGCACCGAGATCAACTGTTCCAGTAACTGTCACATCATTGTTTGATCCAAGATTTACCAATAGTCCATCTGCTACAGTTCCTTGTAAGGGTTCGATAGCATCCCCTGCAACCTCCATCATTGCTACCGTTCCTGTTATAGAAGCATCTGTTGCATCCTCGGTGTATTCAACTCCACCGCCACCGCCAGTTACTGTTAGTGTTCCCTCAACTGCTGTCTCAATGGCTGCTGTTGAAGCTGCTATTGCGTCTAGTACTGCATTGTCGGTAGCTCCCAAGTCGGCAGTTACTGTGCCGTCTACTGTGATAGCCCCACCGTTATCATCCACACTAACAACACCAGTAGAGTTGTTAGCAATAGTTACCCTTAGAGCACCTGTTTCAGTTCCACCGCCGACTACCGTTCCGAAGTCCGTGTTGGTTTCTATTGTGGGTAGATTGCCAGTGTCTGTGTCGATTGTTCCCAGTAGTGTTTCAACGCCGTCTAGGTGTCCAATTACCGTTGTTTGATTGGCTGCCGTTGAAGCTCCAGTGGGTAGTGCGGAGCTAACCACATCGACCTGCATTTCTGTACCGTCAACTGCTCCAGCAATTGTTGTTGTATCGGTCTCAATGGCATCAAGTACGGCATTGTCTGTTGCGCTTAAATTAGCCGTGACTGTTCCTGATACCGATTCTGTGGTTGATCCAGTTTCTACAAGTATCTGTAACTTGTCGGCATCTGCCATTGAAGTTGTGTCGTAAGTGAGGGTTAGTGTTGTTCCAGAAAGTGTCCCGCCCTTGGTTGCATCTGCAAAATTGTAGATGATTATGTTATCAGTGACATTCGTTATTAGCTGTATTGCCTCTAAACTTGTAAACAAATCACAATCAATCGTCTGTTCTGAAGCGTCAAATGTATATGTAGTTGCTCTTACTTTCATAGTGCAGTTGCGTAAGCGATAGCCAGTACCTCTGATATTCCACCAGAAGCTATGGTTTCAATTTTGTCATAGACTGCGTTTTTGCTTGGTGCTACGTCTGTAACACCGTTCCATCCAGCACCATAAGCTGCGTCTGAAATTGATGCACTTGCTCCCGTGGCTCCTGTATCGCCCTTCTCTGCCAGTACCTGCCAATATGTTGTATTTGTAGGAACTGTCCCCGCCGCCGCATCGTTAAACATCACGTAAGAAGAACCATTGTAATCAACAGAATCACCAACTGCGTAATCCGTTCCAGCTGCGTATGCACCCTTTGGCACTAATCCACCAGTAATATTTGTGATATTTAGTGGATCGATCAGTTTGACTACTTGAAATCCCATGTTAGCTATAAGTTAAAGCCGTTAAATCAGTCGCTACGTTATCAAAGGAACTATCTCCGTCTGCCCAAGTTAGCACGACCCCGCCAGACGAATCGATCTTATACGCTTGCCACTTGGCCGTAGCTTGTGCTGTACCAGGAGCAGCGACTGCGACATAAGTGATAGTTCCAACAGTTGTGACTTTCAATGCAGTTGAATCTGCTATCGACCTTTGTACATTTACGCCATCATATCCAAGTGGCTGTACAACTGGAACTTGAAACTCTGGATCAAACCCAAGATTCTCAATATGTGGTATCGAGTAGGGTTTGGTGTGTTGACCTGTATTTACTGCCATACTTTGTAATTTTCCATCTCTTCTAGCACTGTCTTGTTGATATCCTTTGTCGTCTCAAGAGTTGCTAGTTTCATAAATACTTTCTGTCGTTTGTCGTCGTCCTTGATAAACGATAAGTCTCTCCAAGCATTTATGACCGAACTGAGTCGCTTGATAAAGATATCGGGTGCTACATTCTCGGGTAACCCCATGTCTTCCTTCAGACTGTTCAATTTCTTTTTAAAAGCGTCTACTGTCTCGTCTTGACCTTCTTTGTTTAATATCTCGACTACATACCTACGTATATCGTCAAGCGACTTCTGATCTTCCGATTCAATCTCGCTTGCGTCATCTGATAATCCAAGTGCTTCTAAAACGATATTTCCAGCTCGTTCTTCCTTAAACTCAATCGGCTCAATTCCCTCAAGGTTTATCTCTGCTCCGTATAGGTTCGGTTCGACATCTTCGCCCACTGGAACTGGCGGTGTTGGCGTGCTCGATCTAAATACGGTACTCATAAAACAAAAAAGCCAAGTTTCCTTGGCCTGCGACTGATTATCGTTCAGCTATCTAGGGTATATCATTCGTAATGGCTCGGGTCAATATATGGACTCGTAGGCTTCAATCCATTTATCAATATGCTTTGCTAGGCTAAACCTCTGTGTGACCCTTGAATAAGTAGCTGTGCCTATATCTTCTCTTAGAGCCTGACTTACAATTAGATTGCGTAAGCACTGATACCAATGATCCTCAGTGTAAGCGATTAGTGCGTAGCGAGGCTCGATTCCCCTTAACTGATAGACCGTGTTGGAGTAAACACCTGGTATTTTCGCAACTGAATACTCCTGCCACTTGATGTTAGATTTACACTTGTTGAACTCCGTGTCGGCGAGAGGTGCAATGCCAATATCCAATCTAAGACTGTGAAGCTTTGCCGGCCACACTTCAAACGGCACACCCACCATGTTTTCCACAGGGCATCCGTCAAATAGTTCGCCCACCCTAGGATCACCAACAAACACAAGCTGTAGATTTTTAAATTCCTTACACAGTCTCTTGAGAGGATTAACCACCAGTTTAAGATCGTTTATATGCGTGATACTCCCCGCCCACCCTATTCTTATTTTGTCCGATGTGTTTTGATACTTAGGTAAGTCCCACCTTTCAAGATCGATATAGTTTGGTAGCACTACTACGTTGTCATTGTATTTCCGCAATTTTTCCGCAAGGTACGGAGTTGTGGTTGTGATCAAGTCGGCTATCTGCATTGTGATCTTTATGACCTCGGAAGCGTTGGTCATTTCGTGTTCGGCTTTGTGAGGGTTGTCGTCTGTTATCTCAAGCGCATCGTCTGCGTCTACAACGATCCTTTTGTCCTTTTCTTGTTGGTAGGCGTGAAGTAGTGCTATGCCCTCCTTATCTACCACAGACTGTAAAACATAAATGTCTGCCCATCTTGCAACCTCATCGTCTATCCCTGTTGTTACGACCCTTGCGTGATGACCTTTGCGTAATAAATACTTAGCTGGATCTTCAAGTCTCCAGTATCGACTGCCGCTAGGGTTTGGGAACAGTGCTATTTTCATTCGATAAAATCAGTGATAAATCGCCACTCCGTATCTTCGGGCAAGCGTAGGATGTTTAGAAGATTGTCATTGAGGTTGTTTGCACTCGGTAAACCCATGTGGCCGTGTAGTTTCAAGACTTCTGTCTTCTCGTTCCAAAACGGCTCGTCAATCGAATGACTCCACTTGTAATATCGTTTGGGCGTTATCATCTCGGGCTGGTTACGATCTACTGCTCCCCACCATCCATTTTCGTCTAGTACGTCAACCACGTCTTGATTCCATAGCCAGTAAGGAGCACAAAAACCTTTCTCGTATGGGAGTTCGTCTTTGGCAAACTGCTCGTCTATTGCCTTCAAGACCATTTGCATTGTTTCCCTGTCACAGTGCTCAAACTCTCTCGGCAGGTGCGTGAGTCCGTGAGGGATTATTTGCATCCAGTCTAGGTTCTTGTGTATTTCTTCTAAGGCTTTGTCTCGAAAGAGCCTGTTTCTTGATGTCTCGGATTCAATGTCGAGGGGTATTGTAAAGAGGGATATTTTAAAAGTAGGATAGTGTTCTTTGATTGTCTTTAGAGCACTCAGGTTGTTGTTTATCACACTGAAATCGTGCAGATCAATACTTGCTTTCATATATCGGCTATTAAGACATATTCTCGCTCCATACGGTTTAGTTCCTCTTTGTGAATGATAGTAGAGTCAGAAAACAGCTCGTCTAATTGATTCGTACTCGTAAAGGGGTTGGTATGGGCTGGATTGTTTGTTGCGTTCTCAATCGGTACGACAATTATCACCCTCCTTGCGACTCTCTTAATCTCCGCCACAGCCTTCTTCGCATCACTGCTGTGTTCCAGTGTGTGTGAACAGAATACCGTGTCAAACTCCTTATCCTTAAAGGGTAACTCCTCCATTAGACCTTGTTTGACATTTAGTCCGTGTTCTCGGGCTTTTAATACCTTCTCTTCGGATATGTCCAGTCCTTGCGCCTCGTGTCCGAGCCTTCTAAGCTTTTCTATTCCGAGTCCGTCACCACAACCAAGGTCTAGCACTTTCCCTTTAATATATCCCTTGTACCTTTCGATTGTGTCCTCAACTCTTTCGCCCCAAGGTGTACCCCTGCTGTTGGCCGACTCCCTCTCCTGTATTTCCTTGTAGGTTCTCTTGGGTCTAGTCGTCTTTTCAGACTTCCTTCTCTCGAAGTAATCGGGGTATCGTTTAAGTTGTCCTTCCGTACCGTCTATGTGTTCACAAAAGTAATTCTCCAGATATCCCATTCCGTAGCCTTTGGATAGTAAGTATCTGGATAGTTCAAGGTCTTGTAATCCGTGCAAGAAACTCCCCTCGTCCCACCTGAAATCATCGTAAGCCTTGGCACTCACAAAGTGGCATATCCCGCCCAGATGCTCTGTCATTCCCAAAAGCTCACCCTTAATCTGTCCATAGCCTATTCTTGGTGCTCCACCTGGATTGTCTCTTAACCCCTGCACGTAACACGACAAAGCTAACATGTGATTTGATTCCCATATCTCGACCATTCTCTTTAACCACCCATCGGTAAGAAACAAACAATCGTTGTCAACTTTCATAATGATGTCGTAGTCTGTGCCGATTAGTTTGAGGGCTTGATTGGATGCGATAGAAATACCCTTGTTTTCGGGGTTTACGATGAAGTTACCGAAATTGTCTAAGATGTATTCGTGCGTCCCATCGGTTGATCCGTTGTCGATAACGAAATGATCGTACGGGTAACCTGCCGTGTCTTTCAAACTCTTGAAGCACTTGTTGGTGTACTCTAGCCTGTCGTAGGTTATTGAGAAGATCGCAACCTTAGGCTTTTCGGGCTTCTTGCCTAAGTACGGTAACCGTATCTCGCAATCTACCGAGTCCCACAAATCAACTGGTTTGTTCTCTGAAAGCATACCGTCTGAGTGAATGTGATATTCGGTTATGATTGCGCGTACGTGATTGAAAGTGAACCCCGCCTTGGCCAATCTGACATACAGATTCCAGTCGAGAAGCCTCTTATACCTTTCATCCCAACCACCGATGTATTCGATTGCCTCTCGTCTAATCAGTGAATCGGATGTGTCGATATAGTTGGTATTCATTAAAGTCATGGGGTTGTAATCGCTGTTTATGCCGACATCCCTTTTACCCGTAGACTCATTGACCCTCATCCTGTCCCCATAAGACACATCGAAGCCGTCAATAGCTTTTAAAAGCACCGCTAGATGATCGGGTCTGTAAACATTATCGTCATCAAGAAACGCAAGATACTTGCCATTGGATTCTCTGACCCCCCGATTCTTCACTACTCCGTGATTACCCGAGTTCTTGTCTAATCTGAAGTATTTGATTCGCGGGTCTTTGAATCCCTTGACGACTTTAGTGGTGTCATCAGTAGATGCGTCATCAACAATAATCAACTCCCACTCTTCGTAGGTTTGGTTGATAACCGACTGAATAGCCCCTGTGAGCCTCCCAGATCGATTGTAAGAGCTGATAATTACTGATATCAATGGAATATGCCTAATACGTCTGAAAACTGCATAAATTTATATTTCTCTCCTTTAAGCTCTATCTCGATCCCTGCACCACGTTTATAAAATATTTTGTCGCCAACCTTACAAGGGCTTTGGACTGTGTAGCCGGTAGCAAGTAGCTGCCCACTACCCACACCGACTACATAGCCCGAATTGTCCGGTAATTCACTACCAGATATGTAAATACCAGACTGCGTTTTGTTTTCCTTCTGATCCCTCTCTACAAGAATGTAGCCAGGTGCGGGGGTCATGTAATCATCAAACTTTCCCGCATCTCGAAGTTTGTCTGTGATTGAATCCAGCTTTTGTTTTTCTTCTTTTAGTTGTTTACGCTTCCAGTTGGGTTTGTCTTTTAAAATGGAGCTCTTGCGGTCTCGTTCCCAGTCGTGGGCTTTCTTGTTACTCTTGGTCTCTTTGGTTCTCTCGTCGTCAAATGCCTCTGCTGCCTTTTTTGCTTTAACTGAATCGTCTGAAGTTAGATCTTTTTCGTAACGTTTCCATGTCGGATCGTAGGGCATACCGCGATAGTAACATACTGATTATGTCAATTTCAAATACCACTAAAAAACCCCTCGCGAGAGGGGCTTTTAGCTACAAACAGATCGACATTAAGCTGTAGAGCTTACTGTGCTGTGCGTGTTAACCATGAAAGCACTGTTCAAAGCTTGCGCTCCGAAAGTTGTCTTCCATCCTGCTGTTGCTACTTTGTCGGTAGGGTCGGCTGATCCTGCGCTTCCGAATCCTTTGACGTAAGTCTTTAGATTTTGAAGATCAGTTACACCGAATGCGTCTCTACCAAAGAACGAAGTTACATAGATAGATCCAGATGCGGTTACGCCTGAGCCTCTGACATAAGCATTTGACGAAGACAGGAATCTAACACCCATAAGCTTGCCTGCTTCACCCGTCATGAGTTTAGAGGCGTTGCCATCGGTGTATTTGTTAGCGTCTATCCAGCCACCAGTTGTGGTGTCTGCCTGAAGATCGTAAAGAACGTCAGGATGTATAACTGCTACCCATGATCCGTCTGCCTGTTCAAATGCGTCGTTGCGTTGCAGTGTCCTGTTGGCTCTTCTAACCGAAGCGATATTGAACGTTGCTGTAGCAGGGATAGATGTCCATGCTGCGGCCGCGATTGCTCCAGTGGGTTCATTAAATGTACCTGCTGTTGAAACTGCGTTTCGTACAATCGTATCGATAGAGAGTCCAGCATTGTAAGCAAGTCGTTCAATTGCTGCTTTCATCACATCTCCGAAGGAAGTATAAGCTGCCAAATCAGAGATAGAGACTGCTGCGTCATATTGAGCGGTTGATCCGGTTACGTTGGTTGCGGTCATAGAGACTGCTGTCGTTGGTACACCTTCACCTTGTCCCGCTGACACGAGTGGAAGATTAGACCATTTTGTCCAGTACACGACTCCAGTTCCGTAGCCACCTTCACCTTTTTCAACTTTTCTGTTCAATTGACCTAGTTGCTTGTGAACGAGTTTGCTTTCTGCAATTCTCAAAAACAATTGGTCGTAATAACGACTCTTGATTGCCTCAGAGATTGTGCTTGTTAACGATTTTGCTGAGTCTGTTGCCATAATTTAATCACCTCCTTTTGAAACGTTACCACTGTCCGATTTTCTTCAGGTACGCTTCCATTGCCTGATCATCGTTCGATTCAAGAACTTTCTCCGCATCGGATTCTATTGAACCCTTTGACTGGACTCGGCTAGTGATACCGGTATCAGAACGAATGGATTTCTCCGTCTGTGCGTCAATCTTTACCTTTGCTTGTTTACCCGCGATCTCTTTCGCCATCTTCACGGCTTCTCTTCCTGCTTGAAGAGGAGTCATGCCAGGATTTGCTTTTAAAATGTGCGCACCCAAGCGATCAAGTTCGGGCGAGTAATCGGGGTTTGTAGGTGTCCCGTCCTCGTCAAACTTAGGATCAAATTGAGGCAGTTCCATTTTGAGTTCCAATAGATCTGCTTTGGATGGTTGATAACCTACAGGTTGTTGATTGCCAATGCTCTCAGTGTCAACTGATTGTGTTTTAGGCTTGGAAGTTTGTAACTTCCTTTCTGCCTCCTTTAATTGAGCGTATACTTTCTTAAACCTGTCCTCAGGAACATACCTTTTACCTGTTTCGTCCTCAGCGTGTTGCGATTCCTCGCTTTCAGATTCTTCTTCCGAAGATTGGGTATCTTCTTCTAAAGCCTCCGCCGACTTCTCTGCCGTTTCTGATTCGTCCACAGTGTTTTCTTCTTGAGTTGCCGTTGTCTCAGTGGAAGTTTCCTCTTCCAGTTGTCCCTCTTCATCAGTCACCTGATGCTCGTTGAGGGCTGCGGCTAATTCGTCTAATGAGCTAATATTGCTCACCCCCTTTCTTGCAAGGTTTTTAAGTTAAACCCAGAAACTCCCTATTGCATGGTTTTAATGTCCATGAACATAGACCTAATGGGTCTGGATGAGGTTGTCCCCCTCCACACCCCTCAAGTCGATTATTCTCTCTTCGTGTACTCGGTAGTAACCCGCTAGTTTCGTCCCCCAAGGACAAAACTTGCAGTTTATCGTGCCGTCATGGTTGTCAATGTACCCCTTATGCGATTTCCAATTTTCCCTAGTATGCGTAGTACATATTTCAATGGGTCTCGGCTTAAACTGATATGTTTGCGCTTCTTCCCAATATTCGTCCTCATTTGGTGGTAGATTGCTTATTTTTTTCGACTTCATTTCTTGTCTGTTGTAATGTTGAATCTACCTCTCCCATTAAAGCTCTAAGTCCAGCAACAAATCCTCTTGAATACTGATACTCCTCTTGGTTTTTAAATCCCTCAATGAGTGCTTTATTGGTGAATAGCCTGATCTGATTTTGAATGTATGCGGTGATGTACTCCCAGCCCCTTATCCTCACTAGCTCCTCAAATGCCGACCCACGTTCAAGCATTTCGTTTAAGGCTTTCTGCCTCGCTTCAGTATTGCGCTGGTTGTTGTCCATTTTGTAAAGGATTTGCTAAAGGATTCCCCATCGGTTCTCCCAGAGCCATGTCCATTTCCTCCTGTCCCAGTGGTTGTGTTGCTGCGCCTCCTGTTGGGTCTTGTGGTTTCATTTCTTCAACAACATCATTCATCTCAATACCCAGATTCAACTTGTCAAACAGTTTCTCGGTCAGACTTGAATAATTAAGTTTCTTGTTCTCCATCGCCAAGCCTTGCACCCAATCGGGGTCTTTAACCCTATCGAGTGCTAGGAAGAAGTTTTGCTCAAGGACAGTCGGATCCATAACCGCCTCGCTTGAAGTGGTTGCGATGAAATCATAATTGCCCACGATTGCGGGTTGTATATCTTCGGGAGACAAATTAAGGAAGGCGAAGTTACCGCCTTTGCCTATCTCCAGCTTAGACTTGCTGTCGTCACCTGGCACAATCGGCTCACCCTCCATTGTGGTTTGAGATAGATCGGTATTCTCTCTGAGTTGCCTTATCTTGTCTTTGCCGACAATCCTCACCTGTTGCTCTTCTGTGGTGAACTGTATACGCAAGTCCTTCCATTGATTAGCGATCCTCTCGACAACCATGTGATTGAATAGCTGTATCTTTAACTTGAACTGTGCGTTTGCTTCTTGCTGAATTAGCCTTGTGCCGGTTGCTGTCTTGTTGGCTACGTTAGATTGATTGTCTATGCCTATGGTGTAGTCGGTGATACCGCTTCCGTTTTGAAGTGCGCTTGTTAGATAGTTCATGGTATTAACAAACGTTCCGCCCGTTACGTCTGGAACTTGAAGCATCTCTACCGAACTCATGTCATCAGTTGAGACCACATTACCAGGTGCTGAGTACAGGGTATTAAGATCAACTCCCGAGTTCTTTTTGATCTTCCACATCGTGTTGAGTGTTAGCTGTACGTTGTCGAGCCTCTGATTCAGTACTGCATTGATAGCTCGTTGTATACGATCAATCGGTTCGATCTCCCCCATGCCATATAGTTCACCGGGATAGGGATAATCAACTCCATAGATAATTGGCAGCTCTCCATGAAAGTAGGGGTTCTCAACTTCTCGGATGATTAAGTTTCCGTATTCGGGAGCCACGAATACCCAAGATTCTCTGGTGTATCTGACAAGTATGGTGATGTCTGGATTGCTTTCATCTTCACCCAGAAGCTCTTGGGTAGACAACATTGTGCGACGATGTTCCCTGTACTGAATCTGATCTGGTCTATCCCCACCCGATTTACTTTCCCTATTCTTGGCGTCAATTGCTTCTTCTAACTTATCTAAGTTCTTCCAGTATTCCATTCCCCTAGTGTCATTCTCTCGTTTCAACTCATCGAGTGTTTTAAAAGCACGATAGATAAACCACCTCATGTTATCTAAGTGTGTGGCGTTGGGGTCTGGATAGCAATCGTAGATATTAAGCACCTCAAAGTTTGGCGCATCGTACTCTGTTACTTTGATTATCTTTTTCTCTTTAGGAGTCCAGACGAGTCTGCCATTGAGTTTCTTTGGAACCATTTGGTATCTGTCGCGTTCTCTGAAATCCCAATATGTGCGACCAAATGAAGTACCGAAGATCAGCATAGATTTAACGTAGCGTACAAGCTTCTCGAACATATTCGCTTGATTCCAGTCGTATTTGATTAGCGCGTTTAGTATCTCGGCCGTGTTCTCGTCTGATGATTCTGCGGGGTAGAATGAACCCGTAGGCTCACTCGCTACCATGCGGGGCGTTATTGTTTCTATTACTCTAAATATTCTCGGATCAAATACTTTAGCTCCGTGTGGATAATTTTCTTTGTCGAGGTATGTGCGGTACAGCTCCTCTTGGCTGTTCATTCTCTCGTGAATGGGATCAAGATATCTCTTGGCCAACTGGAATTGTTCGTCTATCTCTTTCCCAAGTTCCTGCTCGTCCTTTGTGGTCTTGTATGGCATGTCAAATTTACTAATATACTTTGCTAGACCTCGGGTCAAGTACGTGGCTTCAACCAGTGCTCACCTTTCCAAAAATCCATCTTCACTACTTCCCCTTCTCTAACCTCAATGCGTATGTCGATTGTGCCAAATTGGATCTGTGTTGCCTCTTCTTCGATCTTGATAAGATGCGGTTTTGTGTCTTTTAAATGATTAGCCCACTCAACTGCCGTCATTTTAGTGTTACTGTCAATTTTTAGTTTCATATCCCGATAATACTGTCGGCTGGTTTGAACTTCGGTAACTCTCCTACGTTGGGCTTACCAACAACAGCCTCTGCATCCTGATACATTTGCCAAGCTATTGCTAGAGACATCACAAGATCATCATGCGCACCCTCTTCAGCCTGTGCTTTCCACATCGTGGCCGTGGGTACCACGACAAAGCTATACAACTCCTCAATGGTAAACTTGTCATATATTCGAAGTATCTTTTGATCTATTGCTTCTTTGAGTCCTGAAAGCATGGCGGGTCTTGTGGCACTGCTTGTAGTCCAACCGAATTTGACTTGATCTGGAGGGTCGGTTCTTCCGATATTGGGTTGTTTATATATCTGATACTTGTTAAGTCGGTTCATGGCCGCAAGTCTCTCCATCTCAAACACTCCACCTGCGTTTCGTTCATAAGCTACTAGCGGTTTAATCCCCGTAATGTCGTGTATCTGTTCTAAGACTGGAAACAATGAATTTGTCATCTCTACTGCCGTAATCTTTGCATGATAAACAAGTGGTACATCAATGTTTGTCTTTGATAGAAACTGCACAGCACAGTAGTCACCCATACCTGCACTGGTATCAGCAGCGACTACAATGAACTCATTCGGTTCTATATCGCGATATTGCCTAAAACTATCCATACCTTTTAAGAATCTTTTTTGCCCAAGAAACCGCATCTTCTGTGCGTATACCCCTAACAGGAGCACCAACCCACAACTCCAAGTTTTCCAGTCTATTGTCGTCTCTTATTCCATTAAGATGATGGATTGTTTCGTCGGCGTGTAACTTTCGACCCAGATGTTGCTCCATCACAAGACGGTGCTCCAAGATTGTTTTGCGACTACCCAAGTTAATTACTCTATATCCCTCGACATTCACATACCCACCCTTCCAACTCCTGTGCAGTTTCCCCTTGTGGCACAACTTACACAAACCACTTTTATTTCTTGACTTCCCCCCCTCGTTTCTACCCAGATTTTCACCACACGAACTGCATTTCCCATAAACACCTGCACGCACCCTTCTCAATCTCCATCCTCTAATATAATTCCTTCTAGTCTCTTGGTTTTTATACATAAAGATTTCCCCCCACAATTGGTTCTCTCGTGTTCTGACTGTAATGCTCTAGTGCTTCGGCATTAAAATACATTGAACCACTTGTTAAAAACGCTTGTTGAGGAGTGTCGGGGTATTCCTGCGGGTAGAGCCTTCCTAATTGTTGACGTTTGTCGTTTAAGAAGTCTGTATCATAGAAATCACTTGCCCTGTAGAAGTTGGATTTGAATCCTCTCTCGCCTTTGACGCACTCATCCCAGAATGTCTTGAAGAAGTTGAATCCATTGGCGGTAGTTTCGATGATTACTCTACCGTCTGGCACGACTGCCTGCATAGCTCCTGCGAACAACTTTTCTGGATTCTTGTAGAAGGCAAACTCTGATAAGTGAAGGTTGTTTATTGTCTTCGATCTCCCAAACTCCGAGTTATCGGCAGTTCCTATCGTGTATCGACTGCCGTTAGACTCATTTGCCAACTCATACTTACTGTTGTACTTGAGAGGAATCTTGACGTTATTCTTGTATTCGTAGCTCTTAATATAGAACTTAACCCGATCAAGTAATTCCATAGCGTTGTCGGCTATGTCCGCAACTATCACACTTCGAGTGTTTGGTTTTAAAATGAAGTCAGTAGTAAACAGTGCGAGGATGAGAGAGCTGAACCCTTGCTGCCTTGCTTTAAGCACGACGTCCCTACCTGTGTAATCTTCGAGTAGATATTTAGTTTGAACGGGGTTTAATCTAAAGGGAATAATGGATGAGGTCTTATCTACAATGTCGAACTGGTCTTCGATAAATGCTTTATATCCTTTCATATATCATATTTCTTTCTCTGCTCCTGTATGGCTACATTAAACACCATCTGGTTGTTTACTGTCTGTTGTCCCTTAAGTCCGAAGTCCTCGCGTATCATCTCTCCTGCTTTTAGTTGTGTCTGATAGTCTGGCACTTCGATAAAGTCATCAGTCTGAGAGTCTGCGTCTTTACTTGTGATCCTTGCACTAACTGGTTTGGTAGCATCTAGCCACTCTGCATATTTCTTTGCAAGCTTGTCTTCGGTTATGCCTGTTCCCCTTAGTGTTTCCTTCCATTCTTCGAGTGCATTCTCCACTCCCCGAGAATCGACCAACTTTTGCTTTGGGTGTGAACTAGTTATTTCCGAATAACCTGCGGAAATCATTGCCTTACCCAGTGGCATGTCTGGATTGTCTCTCAGTATCTCAAGTGTTCTCCTCTGGAGCTTTGTGGGTTTCACCTTATTTTTCTTGGGCATTGTAATTGTCCGAGTCTAACATTTCTCTCTGTGTTGTTTCAACTCTTGCGTACTAACAACTCCCCACAAGGTACGTGCATTAAGAATGGTTCATCCTTCTTACCATATCTGACCTTTAGTCCACAAGCGGGACACTCGTATTTAATTAGAGTGCTTGAGCCTGGTCTCTCGCGACCTTCCCTATCTGCAAAGAATTTAAACCAATCAAAATCGTTTGGTTCGCCTCTTGGTACGTCGGGCGGTGGTTTCAGTCCCCATTCGGTAAACAAAATACCCACAGGTGAATCCGCGCCAGCCACTGCAAAGTGCGCTCCGTCGCTGTCGCATTGAAGTCCAATACTTGCTAGTTTGCCCGTAAACTCGGCATTATGTGTAACCTTTGATTTTCTTGTGAATGGGTCTTTGCCTTTGAGTTGTTGCCAGTGGTGGCCAAGTTCATGCACTAAAGTTTCATATTTAGCCCACTGCCCATACCTCCACTCCTTGCCATTCTCTCCATCAATGTAGTGCTGTTCGTTGAAATCTATGCGGAAGGGTAGTCCCACTGCGTCTGGTATCAATCGGTATGCGGCGAGTGTGTTCTTGTTCCGTAGACTTGTTACGCCAAACACTACCTCGGGTAATTCTTCATATCCTTGGATGTCTGAATAGAATCTCCTCATTACCTCTTTGGATCGGTCATAGAATCTCTGCACCTCGTGGGCATAACTCCACTCTGAGTTTTCCTCAGCTACCTTGCGCATTTCCTCGGCCGGCGTGTATGCTGGCTTTAAAATTCCGCTTTTAGTTATCTGTACTCCCCTCTCCATATCTTTCAATTAGCTTAGCTACATCAGATAGTGCTTTGTTGTATCCCATGATTAACATGACTTGCTCCTGTCTTGCGATGGGATTGGGTATTTGATTTAGAGTGCAGTAGTCGACCCTGAGGTCTCCTATCTGCTCAAGTATTCCTTTGTCGGATTCTGGGGGTTCGGGGGTTCGTACCTGCACATTGAATGGACATTGATCGCAAAGTACCTTTCCCTCGTCTGTGTTGACTGGGTACTCTTTCGCCATGTCCCAAAAGATGCTCATTTCTTAACTTTTAAAGTCAGATGTAATTTTTCATTATACTCCGCGCCTGTCGAGACGAGTTCTCGGATCTTCTCGCCTAGTTCGTCATTGGATAGATGCTTAAGAGGGATTCCGCGTATAACTCCGCGTTCTTCGATGTAGAGATAATCTTTGGTCAAAAAATACTTCATAAAAGTTGTTTGATTAGTTCTTGATAGTCTGACACTTTGCGCTTCGTGATCAGGTTGCGTCTCGAGTCTAAGTAATCTTTTCTTTCGGGGTATTTTGCTTCCCACCAGTGGGTGAACAAGTCTGGATTATTATGTGCCCACCTATGACAACCAGCGCACAAACAAAGCACATTCTTCAAATCAAATCTAAGTGTGTGATTCGACCTTCCGACTATATGAGCGCACTGCAATTGAACTCCGTTTGATCTGTCGCACCTTTCACACTTGCCCTTTGATCGGACAATTTCACTTACCAACTTATCGGCTTTATTTTTGAGTCTTGTTTTGGTTAGTATCATTCTGTTTTAGTTTCTTTACCTGGTACTGACCATCCAGCTTACACCTCTTACTACAGTACTTGGTGCCTTTCATTGCCAAAGTAATGTACTTTCCACAGATCGCACAATAACGTGTAGTGGTTGTATATTTCCAATGGTCACTTGACATCAAATATTTTCTTGGCTTCCTCTACAATGTCTGGCTTCTTATCTGTCTCTGCTCCCTCTACATATTCTATAACGGCTGTCAAAAACTTGTCTCGGATCATCGGCCACTTTGCCATAGCCTGAGATGGTTTGTATTCCATTAGTGCCTTTGCCGACTTTAAAATGTATTCAGATTGCTGCATAAAGTGCTCTCAATATCAATCCAAACAACACCCCATAAAACACTGCCAAGAATAATTTGACCATCCAGCTTACACCTTCCCATGTCTTTTGATTGTGTTCTTCAAGGTTCATTTCTTTTTGTTCCAACAAGTTCTAATTCCCATCCCGTATTCTGGATCGTAGATGATAGATGCTTTCATCCCACATCTCCTACAAGTATGCTTATCCTTCTCTCCACAACCAATCCATCTATGTTTACCGTATAAGAAACAATCAACCATGGGTCTCACTATCTCGTCTTGAATCCTTCCATCGATTAGATACCATTCACGGACAATGAGTTTCTCCAACAGCTCGGCTTTCTCTTGTTCGTCTTTTGTCCTATTTATGGGAACGACTTGGATTTTTGGGGTGATGCTGGAACAAGCCTCAATCAACTTCTCTATTTGTGTGGATAATTTCTTCTTCATATCAGCATTGTTTGATTTCCCTCGGTCTTCGGTATCAGATAATCAAGTTTCTCATTCCAGTAAACATCGTGGTCGAGCATGTCCTTGATGGTCACTTTCTCGGCACTCCTTGCTACCAAATGGTTGTTGTAGACCTTGACCCATTTGTGAATCGGCTCACCCCTAAGAAAAGAAGCTCCTCGGCGAGTAAGTAGCCATCTGCCCGAATTAACCTGTCCTGCTACTCTAACCTTTGCAATAAGCCCGAAATATCGGAGCTTTTGCGCATTGTTGTATTGGTTCTTTGTTAGGTTCATGTCCTTTTGTAGGTGGATGTCGTTCTTTTGGGACATAAACACCGCAAGGGCAAACTTCTCTAGGGTCTGGACCAGGCCAAGACTTAGAGACTCCTTTCGGGGTTCAAGTGTGTGACCGCAATAAGGGCAATTGTGTTTCATATCTGCCAAAATGATTTATCACCAATAACATAGCTACAAGTCCATGCTGAGAAGGTATTACCTCGTCTTTGATATATCTTGTAAGCCACGTCTGTATTGAAATAAGGGTCTGCCAGTTGTTCATGTGTGTAGCCGTGAATACTGTTGACCTGCCATAAACCGAAGTCACTTGAGCCGTTACTATTCCAGTTGATCGCTTCGGGATTCATTGTTTTGTTTTCGCACTCCCTTAACATCTTGATTCCTCGTTCTGCATCATCTCCGAATACCTGATATATGTAAGCTTCGACGGGATCGCTTGGTGTTGGAGTCGGTTCTTCTTTGGCTTCCACTTCTACAACTATTGGATTTGGATTCTCGAAACTGATTGTGTGTGTGGTGTTTAAAAAATACTTTCCGAACACAGGAAACTGTACCAGCAGTATTACTACTGTGATTATTTTGGTGATTCCTTTAGTGTCTATCATTCTTCTATTTGAAATCCGAGTGCGTTTAAGAAATCTTCTACTTGATCTTTCTTTAGCTTAATCGTTCCACCCTTGCCATAGAATTTTGCTTCCCAAAGGTTTGCTTCCTTAAGGTTTGCTTCCCAAAGGTTTGCTTCCCCAAGGTCTGCTCCCTTAAGGTTTGCTTCCTTAAGGTCTGCTCCCTTAAGGTTTGCTCCCTGAAGGTCTGCTCCCTTAAGGTTTGCTCCCTGAAGGTCTGCTCCCTTAAGGTTTGCTCCCTGAAGGTCTGCTCCCTTAAGGTTTGCTCCCCAAAGGTTTGCTTCCCCAAGGTCTGCTCCCTTAAGGTTTGCTCCCTGAAGGTCTGCTCCCTGAAGTGATATATCATTTTCTACTGCCTCAATCACTGCATCTTTAACATTATCTTTAGTAGACGCATAAATCTCAGCACCAGTGAATCTATTTTTGATAACATAACCAGTCTTTTCTAGTGCTTCTAGCTTTTCTTCTATCTCAGCTTTTTGTTTTAATAATTCTTCTCTAGTGTCTGTCATTTTAGTTTAGGTTTGGATAGATTCTTAGCACAATACTGATTGATTTTACACAGACTTTCGTGGTTTGATTTTGTAACACCAGACGTTTCTACTGACCTGTTATATAAAGCCATAGACATCTTCCATATTTCGCTTAAATGTTCCTCTACTACTTTGTCTACGGCTTGGGAGATGAACTCTGGTATTGATTGCCCTGACCACGAATCTCCGCCGTGCACTTGATACGCCATCTCAAGACTAGCCAATCTTGCACCGAACTTCTCCTCAAATTCCTTTAGTATTTTGTCTTTAGTGTCTATCATTTTTGTTTGGGTAGTGTGTTCAAATTCATTTCTTTCCACTTTTCATGAATCCAGTTTTTCCCGTATTGCCTGCCCAAATGGACAACAAAACGACCACCTTGGGGTCTTTTTAACATCTTGGTAAACCACTTAGGAATCGGCTCAAAATCTCCAATCTCGTCAATTATTTCTCGTTTAGTGTCTGTAATTTTCATAAACCCTCCTTGTACTCGGAACAAGTCTTTTAATATCCTTCGGATCGTGTACCTTATCCCCCCGTTCACTTATTGCTTCGTCTGTCCACTCGCCTGCTTCGTAAGGATTCTGTTTATAAATCGCCCAGTCCTCTACGTCTCCCCTTACTGCTACCCAAGGCTTATCCTCAGTCCCCCTAGCAAAGATTGTGTTTGGTTGCATTCGTTTTAGGTCTTTTAGTTTTAGTCTTTCCATGAGTGCTTTTGGTATCGGCTCGCCTTTATCCCGTTTAGAACATAAGCCAGCCGATTTCAAAAAAACTCAGAACGGTACGTCTTTGTCATTCGGATCAAAGTTGTCTACCGCTTCATTGTCTTTCTCGGTCCATCCACTCGATACTTTTTCAAGTGGGTCTTTGCCCTCAAAAAGTGCTTCCAGCTTCAAGGTATCTTTGATTTCCTTCCAAGCATTTGCAACTTCCTCGTCGAGCTTCTTTGCGGGTTTAGGTTGAACACTGTAAGTTGTTGCTAAGTCCTCACCTTCTTTAATAACTACAACATCGTAATTCTTGGGATCGCCCCAGTCCTCATCATCAAGTA